GAAAAACATTTCCGCCCTGAATGGAAGAACGGTCAATAACACCCTTATCGGCAAGAAGCTCTAGTAGCCGGTCCTGATAAGCATAGACATCTTCAGACGTATTAGTCTTTGGAACGGTCACAACTTTCATTTGCTTTGGCATCACGGCAATGTCAATCTTGTTGTGATCCATAATAAGAAGTGAACCATCAAGGGCTTTGCGCGCTTGAAGCTCGACGGTTGCCTGTGGTCCACCGACTTTAATCTTAATCATTTTGAGTTAGTTCCTGAACAAGTTCTTGTGTTTTGAGAACCTTGTTTAGATCGTTATCTGTAAACTCGCGCTTGCGGAACTCCTCAAGGTACTCGGACACTTCGTTTAGTTTTTGCGAAATGAGAGGTTCGACAGTATTTTGACTCGCGTCACTAATTAAGCTCTTAAGCCTTTCCAATTCTTCGTTCAAGTAAATACGAAGTTCGAACCCGTCATCTGCAAAGCTTGTAATGTATTGGTTAAGAAGATCTTTCTGTTCCTTAAGAAGAGTGGTGTACTTCTCGTTAAACTTCTTAATAAAAGAGTTGTAAGTTAGATTGTCCAAAGACTCCATTTTGTTAGACTCGGTAAGAGGCTGGTCAGCGCTCATTGAATCTACGATTGCCTGCTCAAAAAGAACTTTGCTTTTTACAGGCGTCTTTGTGTTGAAGATAGCATTTACGGAAGCAAGAGACTTAAAGTTTGGGACAAAGTTAGACCAAACGTCCTGTCCTAGTTGTTTATTGATAGCAGCAATCATTCGAGACTGTGCGTCAAAAACCTCGGAGGAATCCAACTTTGAATAAGCAAACTTTGTTTCTTGAAGCATTCTCTCAGCAAGTTTAGGTTGGATGTTTTTCGTCTCAAGCAAAGTTTTGTAAAGAGAAAGTTCTTTTGTTAATGTTGAGTCGCCACCAAATCCTTCTTTGATGATCGCAAGAACAGTTTCTTTTCTATCGCTGTTCTTATCAACGATTGCCTTTGTTAGTTCTCTTGTGAGCGTTTCATAAATAAAGGCTGTGTTTCTTTTTTTATTATGCTTCATTTTTGTCTACCTCTTTGCTCTCCATTTGTTCTACTAACATACGAACTTTATTGGTGTTCTCGAAAAGTGTGTGCTCGTCCCTAGTATAAGTAGGCTTGAGATTCTCTTCTAGACCAACTAGTGCTCTCATATCAGGAACTCCTACCTTGCCGGGATGTACAGTTCTGGAGGTTGTTCCCATCTCTGGACCGCGAACCATTCGCTTGATTTCGCGCTTCATCGGACCTTGCGAATATCTTGCTGAAGATCCTTTTCTTTTATCTACATCGACACGCTTATAAGGCGCACCTTGATGCTTTGTTGGGTTGTCCTCTCTACGCCCAGGAGTCGCCAATAAAACGTCATCCTCGCCGCCTTCCGGCGCTCCTACGCCTTCTTCACCACCGAGATCCAAGTCACCGCCTAGGTCACCCCCAAGGTCGCCACCCAAGTCGCCACCGAGATCTCCTCCGAGACCACCGCCTTCTTCGCCACCAAGCTCAGCGCCTTCGTCAACAACCGACTCAAGAGCCTGCTGATATTTACGGTCATAGAAAGTTTCGCGCTGGTTGCGAAGGAACTCGGAATCGGACATTCCAAGAATGTTGGCTGCAACCCAACGCTTTGAGAATGTACCTTCTGGAACTGATGTAGCAGTCTCGAACTTTGTCTTCATGTATTCAAGCTGCTGTAGTTCGGCAAGGCGTGAGGGGTTGTTCAAAGTAATCTTAAATCCTAAAAGGTCTTGACCTCTAAAGCCTAGTGTGTAAAGATGCACTATCGCCATCTTCTCCAACTCGGAAACCAACGATCTTTGAAGTCTATGAATAGTTCTTGCGAAACGGATATCCTTCTGAGCTAAGGTAGTCTTATCTTCTGTCCCGCCTTCAAGGTTGGTTAGATAAGACTGTGGGATCTTGATCGCTGCGAATAACTTATCACGAAGATACTTAACGTCTTCAATATCGTCCAAAGACTTGGCGCCAGGAAGCGATGTAATCTCCGATCCAACGCCACCACGCATCGGAATAAAGTAATCTTCTTCAAGTGATAGCGGATTGTAGCGAAGATCCACGCGGCCAGTTGTGGCATTCACAAGAGAGTTACGCTTCATTTCCGACTTGACTTTTTCCATATATTGTGGAATATCTTGTGGCGGAATGTTGCCTACGTCAATCTTGAATACTCGGCGCTCTGGGGCACGAACAACACGATAAGCAATCATCGCATCTTCTAGAAGTGTAAGCTGTCGCCAAATACGTCGGGCAGGATCCAAAACAGATGTGCCGTATGGCGAGTAACGATCGTTGCCTAAAATGCGGAAGTGCGCAACCTGCCAGTTCTCAAAGGTCATACCGGCGCCGTTCCACTGATATTGAACGTAGTTAGGGTTTGTTTGGTCCTGACCTTCAAGGCGCTCTACTTCGTTGTTGGGCATACCAATAAGAGATGTAATGCCTAGCTTCTCGTCAATGTCCATATAAAGGAAGAAATCGCCATACTTGCACATAGAGCGCGCCCAACCAAAGCAGTTGAACTCAATGTTTAGAACGTCGTAGAATAGAGACTCAAGGATAGTTTTGATTTCGTGGTTGAGACAATCAATGTTTAGAAGACGATCATATTCGTTTGATGTCGTCATCTCATCAGCATAGATATCTAGAGCGGTAGCAATCTCAGGCATGTATTCCATTTGCTCAAAATCAATGTAGCGCTCTGCTCGGTTTTGGTTACGGAATGCTGCTGATGTGTAAAGGTTGTAGTTCTGAGACATGTTAGAATCGTGTCTCTTGAACTCCTGGCCAGACATAGAACGAAAACGATAACGATATTTATCCAGATCCGCTCTTCTTTCCTGTCTACCAACTTGTGTACGGTAGTTAACGACTGGTCCAGATAAAAGTCTGGTTAGTCTTTTGAACAGCGGTGACGCTGGATTCCTTGGGTTGTTCTCTTTCTTGGCCATGTCTTATCCTAACCTTTTATTAATCCTATGTATTGGTGTTGAAAGTCTACTGCCTGCTTAGCTCTTTCAGATTCTTTTGTTATCTTATGTCCCTGCATCCCAGGAATAGTCGTGGCAATAGAAGTTTTCGCCGTGCTGATAGCAGACAAGAAAGATTTGCTGTACTCCACGTTCTTTTGGCTTTCTACAATCACGGTATCTCTCACCCAGCATCCAATAGCGAACGACATTGTTAGATCGTCGTTGTAACTTCTCATCGCCTGCGGTCTTCCGTGATGCCAAATAAATGTTTTCATTTCAGAAAGCAAACGATTTGAGTTAATCGTAATTAGTTTATTTCTCATAAACTCTTCCATTTTCGCAACGATCAAAGGTCTTGTTTTGGAAGAAGTTGTAAAACCGGGTATTACGTTTGATTGCCATTGTGCGGTTAGGGGATCGACATATTGGTGATCACCCTTTGTTGTGTAGTAGAGATTAGGATACCCTTTATCTATCAACTTTTTAAGAACAGCAAAGCCAATATTATTGTTTTCTATTACCAACATAGGATTGCCGTATTCAGCTGCTACATTAGATAGAATATCTGCAAAGTCGTCTGGTGTTGGTTTGCCTACATATTCAGCGACTTGTTCAAGGTTCGCAAGTTCTATAATATGAAAAGCGCTGTTATCTTTACCGTCGCCACGAGCAACGTCGGCAACAATCAGATAATGGTTCTCTGGGTCGTATTGTTTCCAAATCCAATAGTTTCTATCAAAGCCAGTGCGATACTCTGGTGCGCGGGCTTTTTCCATATACCATTGTAGATCATCTGGGTGGATAACAGTTTCACCAGATACATTGAAGTTACACTCCAACTCCTGAGCGATCTGGCGCTTGGACATATTTCTGGTTTCTTTCTCAAACCATTTCTTATCACGCTCAGGGTGAACATCCCACATAAGGGTCGTCATATGAAAATCATTTATGCCGGCTTCTGCTTCAACACAGTTTTGGTGGAACCAGTTACCTACACCGTTAGGAGTGGATAGCGCAATGCAGCGACCACCTGTGGATAGTGTGGGATAAAGCGCGGTCCATAGATCTTCTAACTTCTCAACGTGAGCAGCCTCATCGATGATCAGAAGCGAAAGTGCCTCGGAACGACCAGCATCGCCAGAAGTTGATGAGCCTTTAATCTGCGAACCATTGGAAAGCTCAAATGATGTTCTGTTATCTACTGTAATATCAGAGATCTGCATCCACTTGGGCAGGTTCTTAATGATCGCTTTTACTTTTTTGACTAAGTTAGTAGCCGTTTGTAGCTTGGTAGCAACGACAAGAATGTTCTTGTCTTTATGAAACAACATTAGCCACGCCACATACGCAGCACTAATAGTAGAAATACCCAACTGTCGGGCTTTTAGAATAATATTAAAACGATAATCGCGGAAGTCTTTTAAAAGATCCTGCTGATAATCGAATGCTTTGAAAGGAATTAAACCTTTCTGCGGGTGTGAGATGCGACAGTAGTTTGTTGTAAAGTAAACCGGATCTTTGCCGGCTTTAACAATCTCTTTTAGTATCTCTTTCTTTGTAAGAGCAGCCATATTAGACCTTCACGTTTGAAGGCTTCTTAGCTTTATCTCTCCCTAATGCAAGAAAATCTCTGATTGCTTTATCAACGCGCTCTTCATCAGAACCGCCGTTAACCTCAACAACATCAGTTAAACCGCCGATGCGATAATCACAATGAGCCTGAACGTCGGTGCGGTAGTTGGAAATACGCTGCACCAAAACATGTGGCTCACCTTCCTTTGTTAAGGTTAGTGAATCGCCCGTGACGGCTTTGTATTCTTTCTTTAGGAAGTTAGCAATGTCTTGCAGACGCTGCTCAATCTCACCTTCAAAGCCTTTGTCTTGGACTTCTTTTAGTCTTGTCTCTGCTTGATAAGTAATGCGAAGAATTGGACCGTGAAACTTAACACCAAAACCATCCATTACGCGGCGGTCTCTAATAAAGTGTCCGTTCTCTCTTTTGAGACCTACTTCTCTTGCTCTGTCATCTGCTTGTAACGTAGCGTCGTGGGCTCCGTCATAAGCATTTGCAGCCGCTTGGCTGATTCCTTTTACAATGTCGTATACTGATGCCATTTTATTGTTCCTTGTTTGGTCTCCATCCTTCTGTCCATCTATCTTCTCTTCCTTCGATGTGTAGAATATAACATTTAAAGCAAGCTTCAAACTTATTCATATACAAATCATCACGAGGATGAAAAGAATATTTGGAACAAACAGGACAAGTCCTATTAATATCTCTATTAAGTAGTTTTTTGTTTATTAAAAATCCGTCTGCTTCTATTTTGTCTTGAGATTCAGCATTCTTCGCAAACTTCTGCTGTTCTATCTTAGACTGTTGGATATATTCTTTTTCTTTGTCTTCATCCCAATAGCGTCTTGGATTGTGTGTGGCTTCTTCGCCATACTTTTGTGAAATAGCTTTTTCTAACTTAACGATGTAATCTTGTTTATCGCTCATTGCTTTACAATCTCCGTAGATAAAGCAAAGATGCCTAATGAAGTAAGAGTACCAACACCAAACCCTAACGCAACCCATAGTGGGCCCTGACTTGGCTTTTGTTTTACAATCAAATCTGTTAGACGATCATTCTCTGCTGTCTTCAATATCATCATTGACTCGTATCTATCTTTCCAAGATGTAATCT